ATCGCTCGAATTGCCGAAACCATAGCGTTAGAGCTACCTACGAAACTAGCTGAGTCTTTCGTAAGCCTAGAGCCTGCAATGGTTGAGACTATCGGCGGTGTTTTCGGTTCAACCGGTGAACAAGCTGCAAATAGTTTCTTCGATTCGCTCAATTTGGGTATGGGGCGCGTTGAAGGTATCTTTACCGACCTTAGCGAAATCGTTAACCAGGCCGTACAGCCTTTAGGGCAGCTTGTCGCACCCGTATTTAGCGGTATAGCGTCTATCATCTCAGACGCTATGAATACGGCTTTAGGAGCCATTTCAGGCGTTACAGGGTTTATCTCTGCTAACGTTATGCCGCTAATTCCCGACCTGTCGAACATTATCGCCCCAGTTATAGAAGAAATCTCGGGGGATATCTCGGACGCTATGTCGGATATCTTCGGGGATACAGATACAGCTTTCAGCGGTATTGAAACCCTAGTTAATGAGATATGGCCTGCTATCGCGGATACTATCAAAACAGCCGTTTCTGGTGTTGCTAGTGTTGTGCGAACGGTATGGCCTGTTATCAAAAACGTAGCTTCGACCGTTTTCAACGCCGTTAAAAGCGTAGTAATGGCGGTGTGGCCTGTTGTATCCAGTGTCATTAAGACGGCGGTTAACACGGCTAAAAACGTGGTTTCTACGGCTGTTGGAGCCATTAAGGGCGCTTTCAAAACGTTCTCTAATATCGCTGGGACGGTTAAAAACGCCTTTAACGCTGTGAAGGACGCAATTACCAAACCGATTGAAACGGCGAAAGCTACGCTAAAGGGTATCCTAGACAAGATTAAAAGCTTCTTCCCGCTTAATATCGGCAAGATATTTTCAAACCTGCAATTACCGCGTATCTCAGTCAATGGCGGTACTCCCCCATTTGGTATCGGCGGCAAGGGTTCCCTACCGTCCTTTAATATCCAATGGTACGCACGCGGCGGTATTCTCGATGATGCCGCTTTGATCGGAGCAGGCGAACGCGGTACCGAATTTATCTGGCCTGGATACGACCCGTACATGTCTAAATACGCTAAGGCGATTGCGAGCAATATGCCCAACTCTAACGGGGGAATTACGGTTAATTTCACGTACAACGGCGAAGGGGACGCAACCGACGCGGTTAACCTTCTTACTTCTAACTTACGCCAACTTAGAGCAACGGGGGCGTTTTAATGGCTTACGATTACAAAGGCACTAAAATAACCGGAACCTCTACCACGGCGAAGGTGTTTAAGAAATCGGGTATCAAGAAAGCCAAAGTAGGCGATACGTACCTAAACACTAGTACAGGGCATGTATACCGATGTACCGTAAAGGGCAAACCCGACGACGCAAAATGGAAGTACACGGGTACGGCGATTTTAGGAAAGCCTAATGTTTCGGTTGCAAAACTCGCAACGCCCACACGCAACGGTTACAACTATGAAGCTAAGTGGGCGGTACCGGATAGGCTGATTAAAGCAACCTCGAAGACCCGCGCAACCGATTTAGATATTGAATGGGCTATAGGTATTTCAGGCAAAGACCCTAAAGTACATAAGACCTTTGCAAACCAAAAAGCGACTAGCGCAAGCGTGAGCATTAACAACTTTAAGGCCACCGACGCAACCTATACGCGTGCTTCTTTCCACCCGGTGACAAACGGAAAGTATCTCTCCTATATCTCTTTCACGGTTCGCGGGAAAAACTCTAAGGGTACAAAGGGCAAAACAGACAAAGACACTAGGACTTATACATTCTACGTACCGCGAAAGCCTACAATTTCAGACCCGGTTATTAACACTTCCGCGGGTGAAGTATCTTGCACGGTGACTACAGATGCAGGCGCGGATAACTACGAACGCTACGATACTCGCTATATTGTGAAGGTTGAAAACACCAAAACGAAACAGACGTGGGAACACGTTAATTCGCAAAGTACTAGCACGTCTTTTACTCTGTCTTTTGACCCTTCCGACTATCAAGCGCTTTCCTATGACGAATATATACGCGTTACGTTTACGGCCTGGTCTAGAGGGTTCGCGGGTGATTCTCAGCCCGTATCTAAACAATATACGGTTGCGTTTCCTGCTCAAGTGACTATTACGGACAAAACCGCCGTTAGGTCGAGCGCTGGTAAAGCGACGTTCTATGTACAGACAAACGCAAGCAAAGACCATCCGGTAGACCAGGTTCGTTTGGAGTATTTGGCTAACACAGAGTACATGGGAGCCGACGATATCCCAGGTGATGCGTCATGGACACAGACAGATATCGTGGATGATGCCGACTGCGAAGCGCTTACGATGCCCGTAACCAACCTAATTCCAGACCCAGGCAAACGAACATGGGTTCGCGTTAAGTCTTATCATGGTATTGAAGCTGTATTGCATAGATACTCTAACTACGTATATATGGACGAACTAGAGACGATGCAGCCGACCGCACAAGATGATGAAATCAAGATTCTTGATTCTTATTCGGGTGACGATGGGAAAAGCGCCGTAGTTGTGTTGGGTTGGAATGCTGATGGGCAAGACGATTCAGACGGAACCGAATTAACATGGAGCGAAGACCCGAACGCCTGGAAATCTACCGATGAACCCGAAGAATATCTATTCTCATGGAGCGACGGCGCGATAACTAGCGGCGGCGTAACCTACCAAGATTCGGCAACGGTAACTATTAAGGGATTGAAAGAAGGTATCCCGTACTTTATCCGTGCTCGAAGGTATCTTGAAGGTGAGAAAACCACCTATTCAAACTACACGGATACGGCGGCGGTATCTCCCAATGTTGCACCTAATGGAGTTGTACTTGACGTACCCACCTATGTTCCTATTGGTTCTAGTATCATGTTCGCATGGACGTATGGCGGCGGCGGTACACAAAGGGCGTGGCAGCTTTTGACAAATTCGGGAACCGTTATCGCAAGCGGCGAAAACGCTATGGGTTCTTACAATCTCTCAAGCGATCGCACCAACTCTCTAGCGGTTAACGGTGTGTTATCCGCACGCGTGGAGGTTGCGACGGGTTCCGACTTTGTTTCTTCCGAGACGATGAATATTCAAATTGTCGAAGCGCCAACCCTAACGGTAACTGTCCCTCAGACAATCACCGCGCAAGCTTCAAACAGCTTTAGCGTTACTTCTAACAAAGAGTGTTCGCTAATTGCGGTTGTATCTGCTATGGGTTCTACGGGTAATTCACCCGTTGGTGTTCAGTACCAGCCCGAGGGCGAAACGGTATGGAGCGGTTCGCTTAACCCGGCATGGACGCTTACTAATAACGTCTATACGGCTACCGTAAATCTCCCCAGCGGCCTAGAGTTGTTGGATAAGGCGCAATACCTGGTAACGGTTACGGCTATAGATAATTCAACTGGCCTACGCTCTCAAGAATCTTCGGGAATATTCAGCGTGGCATGGACGCACCAAGCAATAGCACCGGGTGACTACGTGGAGATTACGCCGAACGATTACACCGACGATGAAGGTATAAGCCATAAAACTTGTACTATTTCATGGGACGTACCAGCCACAATCACCGACCCGGATACACAAGAAACTTCTACGGGCATGATTGCGACGGACGTTATAGACGTTTATCGTTTGACGGGTGACGGCGCTACACTCATAGGCACTAACTACCCCTCTAATTACACGGTAACGGACGAATACGCGCCGTTTGGTGATGATTTGGTTTTAGCCTACAGAATTGCGGTTCGTACCATTGACGGTGATTTTGAGTATTCAGACGTTGAATACTACTTGGATGGTAATTACATGCGGTTCGATTGGCCTGGTGGTGTTCTCGAATTGCCGTATGACATTACGCTTTCGGATAGTTACGCGAAGGACAAAACCACCAGAAAGCACCTAGACGGCACTACTAACGTTTATTACAACGAAGGTGTATCTAGGACGGGCAAACAGTCTACAAGGCTTGTACGGCTCATGTCGCAAAGCAATATCGATTTGGTTCGGTCTCTCGCACGTTACCCGGGTAACGCGTTTATTAGGTTGCCCGATGGTTGCGCGTATGAGGGTTGCGCAGAAATCACAGACATTTCTACTGAGGGCGTAATCAACACGTTCTCACTTAGCACGATTGAAGCGGCTACCACACAGGCGTATATGCTGCCGATTCCTGAAAGCGTGGAGCAATGATAGATTGGCGAGAAAGCTATACGGCCTTATGGCGGTTGGTTTCAGTTGACCCTGATACATGGGCGGATAAAGAGACTATAAACAATGTGGGTAGCGCGAAGATTACCCGCACCGCCGACGGTGAATTACTCGAAGCCGGAAGTGTTGAAGTAGTAGCCGACGATTTTTCACCCGGTTACTACCGATTAGTATGCACCGCTGTTAGCACAAGTGGAGCAAGCGAACGCGTGGAGGTATGCACCCTTCTTCTGGAGGGTGCTTCACGCACCTATGAGTATGGTTCTTCACTCATTACAGCCAACGGTAAAAGCGTTCTATACCCCGCTAGCGTCCGTTATCTAATCGGCGGGGAATATGCCCCGGCTAACGTAAACGGGGCGCTATATGCCGCTACATTGCTTAGAGAATGCATAG